TAAATCCTGAATCCCCCCCAAAAGAACCTCCATCATTAAATTGGACATAGGTATCTGATCCCGCGGGACTTGTGCTTAGAGAATCGGCATAATCTTTTGTAGCCGCATCTTGAGCATCTGTTGGATTTGTTACATTAATGATCTTTTTAGTCTGCATGTCAATCTCGTCAGCTATGATTAGCTGTGTCTCAGTTCCGTCAACTTCCCAAAGCCCAGTTCCAACATTATCATCTACATATTTTTTATTGGCTATATCAAAATCATTAGTTGGTGTTTTTGAAACAAATCCTTTAACATTGTCTCCTGAATGATTTGGTAGAATTAAACTCTCACTTCCCATATTTCCAATAGGGGTAACTCTATGAGTTATTTTTTTGGGCATTACCCTTTTCATTAATCTTTTATTTACCATTCTTGTTCTTCTAAGTATGGGGTTTCTTCTTGTTTTGTTTCCCCTGCGGTTAATCCCTCAGTTATAGGATAGTCTTTTCTCAATATCCTAGTTCCTGAAGTTCCAGTTCCTTCACTTACAGTTCCAAGTCCTTTATTTGTTACAGCCATGTTTCTATTAGTGTTTTATACTATTTAATTTTTTCCTTACTTCTCTTTGAAAGGGGTTAAAGATATTATTAATTTCGTTTTCTGTGTCAATCATTCTATATTTAAACCACACTCTACCGAGAATTAGGCAACTGAAAGCCCATATTAACCCTATGATCAAAGTTGCCTGAACATTATCAGTTGCCCAACCAAAAGCAATCAATGGGTATTTAAAATAGTTTGTTAAGCTCCATCCTTTATCAAAATATGCTTTCCATAGTAAGATTTTGTATCCTTTATAGTTGCTCTGCTCCTTTGAATTTCCCTTCTTTCCAGACATTTTTATCCTCCCTTATTCCTATTGGATAAACTGCTATGTTGTTCATGTGGCAGTTAATAGGTTGGACATCTTTTAAGTCTAATTTGGGAATTTTCTTAGAATTAAGCGCTTTCCTTAAAGCAATATTTTGTATATTAATATCTTTTCTATTTTCTATAAAATTTATTCCCTTTAAAATATTGGGTAAGCACTCTTTTGGGAACACACATTCCCATAATTGAACTGGGCGCATAGATAATTGAACACTATAATTCCCTTTATCTGTTTTCCATGGGAGCATATTTCCTTGCATAACATCAATGAATTTATTAATTTCGTAGGATGTTCCCCTAGTCATTAAGTATAAGTGCATTTTATTTAACTGGAAAACATCCCCTTACATTGTTTTCATATTGAAATATAGCTTGTTCTACTAAATGTTTATCAATTTCTACGAATCTACTCGCCAAGTCTGTTACCCTATTAATCACTATTTCAAAACCAATGAATAGTCCAATAAGGAAACCTAGAATTAAAGTTATTATTCCAACGAGGATTGATTTTCTGTCAATCACTTGTCTTTTTTTGATTTAGTTGATTTCGCTTCTTCTACGAAGTGGGGGTAAGCTAGGGCTATTTCTTCAGCTTTCTCGCTTTGTCCTGAACTTACATAATGATTATATAGTTTTTTTTGGTTTTCTTCTGTCATTTTATACTTATGAATTTATATCAGTAATAAGCACAATAGCCTTCGGATCAGTTCTGTAAGCGATTCCAGAAGCCCAAACTCTAATATTTCTTCCAATTCCTGGTTCTCTTGTAGTATTTGCAGTTATAGCTTGTGATTCGCTATAAGTTACAGCTCTTTTTGGAACTATCAATAGCGCATAATCAGTTGTTACATTCAATGAAACTTTAACATTAATTCCCAAAAGTGATAGCACAGTTCCAGATTTAATTTTTTCACTTGAAAATCCTGGTATGCTTGAACCTTTACCTGTTATTAACCAATCTACTAAGTGCCTATATCCTAGAGTATCTAGTAATAAAGTTGCACCTTCAGGGTCGTATCCTTGATCTTGTATTAATTTCTTAGCGTGCATGATGTCTAATACTGGGTTTCCTGCCGCGCTTGCCGCATCCCATTGATCCCCACCAACCGCAGTTGTAGCAAATGTTTGAATCTCGCTTGGCGATTGTTCCTCACTCATAATGTTCCAGATGTCAGCATCTCTATCTCTAACTATGACCTCTGTTAAATCTCTTATTGTAGTCGCAAAAGTATCTATTTCAGCATCACTTATGTCTTCTTCATCTAAAAATCCTTCAACAAAGTATTTCTTTTTATAAGAAGTGTTCCTAGTCCAACTCACTTCAAGAGTAGTTGGTTTTGAACCTGGAGAAACATTTTTTGTTGCCGAAGGTGCAGTTGCGGTTAGAGTTCCTGCTGTCTTTTGAAACCACCTAACAGAATCTCCCTTCATCTTCCTAACTTGGCATTCCTCTAAGAAATTATATTTGAATTTACCAAAACCTTTAGCCAAACGGTCAATGTCTAAGCCAAAGATGTCTTGCATCCCACGAGTATCAGCCATTATTCTTCATCCCCTTCAGATTCTTCAGACCCCTCAGTTTCCTGTGGAACTTCCTCTTGTTTTTGTTCTTCTTCTGCCATTATAAATTAAGTTGTATTTGAAATGTTTCGTCATTTGCCGCAGTTTCTAGTGCAGTTCCTATAATTACTGCCCCACTTGCTCCAGTAGCGGCTAACATAACATCATTGCTTTCAGCCATTTGGACATTTTGTCCTAGAACTACCGCGCCACTTGCATGAACATCAAAAATTCCTTTCCTAAAAACAGCCAATCTTGTTCTACCATCCCCGCTTATTTTCTCCCTTCGAGCTACTCCTGCACATGGACCTCCGACAGTTGCTCCGCTTGCCGCCCTAGGATCATGTAATGTTAATAAACTTCCCTTTTCAATTCCAACATTGTCGGCAACAGTAAAATCAATAGGATCTTCCTGTCTTAATCTTAATTCAGCTTCGTTAGCCATAGTAAAGTAATAATAACAAGATATTTAAATGTTTCCCTCGCCCTTCTCACAAACCCACCGAGTTTTTATCCAGATAATTATTTTCCCTTTGTGTTTTTGAGTTGGGTTTCAATCATTTTTAGAATTTCTTTTTGAAATTTTAATCCTTTTTGAGAATCTTCTATTCTTTGGGTATGGTCGCTTATTGAACTTTCACAACCTTTTTTTGCTTCTGTCCAAAAAGTTTCTTCCTCGCCCATTACTTTGAGTTTAAGGTCTTCACTCATTATTCATCATTAGATAAAGCCTTCTGTGCATAGGCAACATCATCTATCTTTTCTTCTTTTTTTGGTTGTCCTGCTTCAGTATTTCCGCCTAGGGCTTTTTTAGCCATTAATGCTTCTTCTCTATCTAGGAGTTCTCTTTTTTCTTTATTGGCTTCTTCCATCCTTTTTGCCGCAAGGTTTGCATCGTCAATGAGTGGAGTTGTTTCTGGCTCGTTCCCTTCTCCATCTCCTTGAGGTGTTTCCTGTTCTTGTTCTTCTTGTTTTTCTTCATCCATCTTATTTACCTCCTTTTGACTTTTTCTTCTTCTTAGTCAAAACAGATCCGCTAGAGGATAGGATTCCAAATCCTAAGTTTGATTTTGCACTTTCAGTTAAAGGTTTTCCTGCTTCTCTGGTTTCTTTTTCTTCTCTTAATCCTTCAAAAAACTCTGTATCTTCTGTTCTTTCTTCTAATTCTCTCTCCCTTTTTTTATCTGCTATTCCTTCAAAGAAATCAGCATCTTCTTGTTGTTCTTGTAATTCTCTATCTCTTTCTTTATCTAGTTGAATATCTCTTTCTTCTGCAAAAGTAGGGGGAGGGTTTTCTAGTTCTTCTGATTTTTTATTAAATTTCTTAGTGTCTATTTCTAATTTAATTTTCGCCGCATCATAGAAGTTTTTTAATTGAATAACTACATTGGCGAAAGGAACTAATCCTATTATTTGTTCCCAAGTATCAGGGTTTAATACTTCTGCTTGTTCTTGTAATGCTAATTGCATCCCTTCTAAGTCATCGTTTTCATCTGCGCTTGTAACTGCAAAACTTAGAGTTTGTAACGCTTCTTCTTTAATGAATCCTGCGAAAGGATAAGTTCCTATTATTCCCACTATTGCGGCAGGATTTCTCGATATTCTTCCTAATAAATCCGTAGTTAATTGTATGTTCTTTGGGTTTGTGGAAAATCTCGCGGCAATGTTTCTTGTGTAAGCAGGGATTTTATTTATTAAGGATAAGACATCTTTTCCCACTTGCCCTCTCCTATTTATTAGATTAGTTGCTAATTTTGCTTTGCTTAATGCTCCCCCCATTCCTAGGGGAAGTGTGCCTGCTTGTATTTTATTTGGTTCTCCAGTTATTGGATCAGTTCCCGCTAATCCTTCTCCTGTTAAGATTGTTCTTAGATTGCTAGGTTTTTCTATTTCTTTGACAGGAGTAATATCTGCTTCACTTGTTCCCCTAGCTTGACTTATTATAGGAGGGGGTGTTCTACTTCCTTGTCCTCCACTTCCAAATCCTCTTGAAACTGCCCCCCTATCAATTTTAACTCCAGCCCCTCGGAATAAACCTTCGGGAGTATTCTTTTTTTGTTCTACAACTTTTCCTCCTAAGCTGGGTGTTTCGCCTTTTTTAAAAACAGGTGCTCCCCTCTGTTCTACTTTTGGTTTATTAATTCCTCCTGTAAGAACTTTTTTAATTTTCTTCCATACCATTATTTAATTAACCTCTTTTCAATTATTAATCTCAAATCTGTTATTGCCTTTGTTAGTTCTTTCATTGATCTCCCTCTTTCCCATAATAAATATACTGCAACAAAAACGGGAAATCCTAAACTTCCTATTTGATCTATTCCTAAACTTTCAATCATTGCCCTTCTCCTGCGGTGGTTTCGCTAGGGTCTATGTTTTGCGCCCCATCTTTTTTATTATCTGATAGCAGTTCATTTTCTAGGCTTGCTGGAAATTCTAAGTTTATAACTAAGTTTAGTTGTGAGAGGATTTGTTCCTCTAAAAATAGCTGTTCTTCTTCTACACCCTGTTGAAATGCTAGGTATGAGATTTTTGCACTCGCTTCAGTTATCTCTCCGCTTCCACCCACAATGATCTTAGGAACACCTGCCATTTCATAGAAGTAGTTATCAAGATATTGTATCCATGCCATAGGGTTAAGGGTTGCATTAGCAGGAACACTTATTATTTCGTGTTCTGCTGTGTCTTTTGGGAGATATAGGTTTTCTCCCTCAGCAATCATTTTATCTGCGGTTGTTTTGAATGTCGCTATCTTTGAAGCATCATCTGTATCTAGGATGAATTTAACTAAAGGTTTAACATGCCTGTGCATTAATTTCCTTTGATCTTCCATAGATTCATTTTTCATATCAATAATTAATTTTAATTTCTGGGCTATTCCTGTTCCATGAATTTCATCTGCTACTCTATTCCTCGGGAGATAGAACATTTTATCTAGTTCTATTTTTCTATCAGGCTTTTTTGTTTTAGAAACTTGTTCAAATCTTATTAACATCCCACTACGATCTACTATATGCCTTATGGAAGAAGGGTCTATTGGTTTTAAATTAATTAAATTGTCCTCATCATCTCTTATAATTTCTGCATAGAAATTTCCTCCTATTAACATAGTTCTCATTGCGTTTTCTAGGATTGTATTGAAAGTGTCTTTTCCAAATCCTTTAATAGTATCAAGGAGCATGGTTGTTATTTCATCTGCCTTGAATCCTTTACCAACTGTCCATCTTGCTTTGGCATCAATTACGGCAGTTAGTTCAGGAGTTTTCTCATCTTTATAATAACCTAGATAGTTTTGAAATTTATCATCCATCCAAGTTGTTTCTTTTTGATCCGCCGCGCCATCTGTGGTTTGTGCATCTACATTAAACTCTTTCATCTCGCTTGATAAGTCGCTAGTTACTGTTGAACTTATGTTTGTTTCAGGCATTTAAATCCACCTTTTCTTTAATTTTATTAATTTCATCTTCCTTCCATCCAAAGTCTTTTAGCATTTGTTCTTTGTTTGGTTTAATTGAATCTTTCCACATTTTATCAATTTCTTTATTATCTATTACTACTTTGGAAATTCCGATTACTTTACCATCACTTCCTTTAATTTCCTTTGATCTTATTTGTATGTCGGTCATTTTGTTTGTATCCCAGTAAATCCTAAACCTGCGGTTGAACCTATATTGTTTTGTAATTTTAAGTAATTGGTGTTTGTTAATCCTAATTTAGTTACTCCTGCATTATTTGCTGTTTGTTTCCCTTCACATACAGCAGTTTCCTCTGATCCATTAAACAGCTTTACAGTTGCATTTGAATCGTTTAGCATTCCCACTCCAAATATTATAACTTCTACTCCTGATGCAGGTTGATAAATTAGAGATCCGCCATTTCCTATCTCTTGAACATCATTAACTATATCTCCTTTTGCCATTATCCAACTGCCACCGCCCATATTATTGATATTGAATCTACCCCTTTTTTTACTCCTTCAGGAAATTCCTCTGTGAATCCTGATTTTGAAAATCCTATTTCATCATCCCTTGATGATTTAAATAAGTCTGGAACTTCTTGTGTTTCTAAAGTCATTTTATTTTAAACCTCTTTAATCCTTTATCAATATCCCTTATTTTTCCTGCTCCTTGACTAGAGAAGGGCTCGGAGAATCCAAGTGTCATGCTTAGGTCGCCCATGTTTACTCCTTTAGCAAATACTTCCCCTAATAATCTTCCCCATTTTCCAACTCTTTTTTTATTATTTATAATAATATCTACTGTTTCGCCTAATAGTTCTTTTTCTAACCAGTTTTTACTTTCTTCTCCCCCACTTTCTTTTTTTTCGGGGGCGGCAATTTTAATAAATCTTATTGGAAATTCAAAATTTCTTTCACTCCATTTAAGTTGTATAGTGTCTCCATCTATTATTTTTGTTACTAATGCTGTGAAATCTTCTGTTATTTGTCTGTGGGGCGAATCAAAATAATATATTTGCATTTGAGAGTTCGTAAGTTCAGGGAATTTTATGAAATCATGTTTGAAAACCATTATGCTTTATTTATGAAGTCTTGAGGTTTCTTGTCTTTTAGTATTGACATCCCCCTAAGTGCCGCATCTCTAAGAACATTAATCATATCTTCAGCTTCCACTCTGCTAGTGAACCCACTCATATCGTAAGTTATTACATAAATTGCGGCGAGGTTTGAGGCAATTTCTTTTAATATTCCTTTAACATCAGCATTTAAACCTGCATAATCATCGCTCCAATTATAACGAGTTATTACATTGATTAAACTTTCTGCTTGTGTTATGTAGTCGTTTACATAATCTTCTGCTTTTGATGTTGTGCTTGCATTTGCTCCTGCTTTTCTTTGAACTTCTGCGGTTGTTGCGAATATTCCAGTATCAGCCATAATAGAATCAGCGTATCCAAATATTTAAACTTTTGTCTTTCATGCACCAAGCTCCCCTAATTAGTGCTTCTGTGATGTGTGAGAAGTTTCCATAAATTTTAAGTGTTCCATCTTCATTTTCATATTGCATTGATCTTAAACTTTGTCTTAATTCTGGAGAATCAATTAATTTAATATCGCCTTTCTCCATGAGATTTTTTAAATTATTATATAGGTCTTCTTTCATTGTTTTTTTTCTTGTGTCTTGATCTTTTCCTTTTTCCCTATCTAAGGATTTCTTTGCATTTTCTATTGCGATTACTTTCTTTTTGGTTGTGAGGTTTTCTTTTAATATATCAAAAACACCCCAGCCCATCCCTGTTGAATCAATGTAAATTTTTTTATGGTGGAAAATTTTATCTTTATGGATTATTAGTCTTGCGGTTTCTGTTAATTGAGTTTTTGAGGTTATTTCTAGGTCTATTTGTCTTAATTTCTTCTTATCAATGCGGTCTAAGGTTATTAGAACACAATCATCTCCCCCCATTCTTGCAATATCTATTCCTTGATAATTCTCCCCCCTAAAGCTGTTGAGTTCTTTATTTGGTGGGGAGAGTGTGCATACTTTCTCTATTAAGTTGTCGGGGAAGAATCTTTGTATTCCTCCCACAAAAAGTCCGAGGTATTCCTGTTGATATTGTAATTTGGTCATTCTTTGTTTTTCGTCTTTTAGGAACTCTAACATATTTGTTCTTTGTGGTTCTTCTCTCTTTTCTGCTACTTTTTCGGTGTTCACATGAATACTTGTGAATTTTTTATCATGAAAGCACCTATAAAAATAACCATATGCGCCGAAGGGAGTTGATAATAAATTTATAGTTCCCCCTGTGGTGGCTAGCATTGGAGTAACTGCCGCCCAAACTTCCTCTTTAATGAAGTGTGCTTCATCTGCATAGAGTTCGTCTATTGTGAAACCTCTAATCCCATATCCTGAATCTCCTGTGGGTAGGCAATGAATAATTGATCCATTTTTTAGCTTTAATCGTGTTTTTGTGGGGCGATCTTTGCCCTTTTTAATTAAATTTCGGTCTGTGAGGTATATGTGTGAAAGTATTTTTTCAAATAATAGAAGTGCCTGTCGTTCTGTTGAAGCTATTACCATGATGCTTTTCTTTGATTCTATGGCGGAATTACCTGCTTTTATTGAAATTACAGTTGATTTTCCCACTTGACGCCCCGAGCATAGACATAGGTTTCCTTTAGTTTTTAGAACTTCTTTTTGCCATTCATCTAATTCAATCGTTGGGGTATATTTCATCTAGGTCATCTCCACTTATTGGGATATTATTAGGAATTAATTTGAGTTTTTCTTTTATTTTAATTAATTCCTCTTTTTCTTCATTTGTTCGCATTTTCTAGGTCTGTGATTCTTTGGGATAATTTCTCTGCTAGGTCTTTGAAGGTCATCATTTTTCGATAGACATTCAATTTATTATCGTATTCCTTAATTCCCAATTCTGCCAACATTACGGACATTCCTATCTTTGCGCCTTCACTCCATGACAGATTATTCTCTTTAGATAGTTGAGAAAACTCATCACTTACTGTTATGCACTTTGTTTGTGTCATGTATATATTCAATATATGTAACTATATAAATCTATTGTTTTTTGGGGGTTTTCAAAAAAGTCATGTGTAAAAGTATATATATATATAGTGGGCTACTACTACTACTACAACTCTTTATATATATAATATATATATAATAACAAAATATATTTATCAATTTGGACTATATATATATATATTCCTCATTATTTTATGTTCCCTTTTTAAAAAAAATGTGAGTGGGAACTAGGTTTTAAAAAAGAAACAAATCCCAGTAATCGCATAAATGTATTATCTTGGTGGGGGTCGTGGGAGTGGGGGGGCAGAACCCCCCCCTGGGGGGGGGAGGGGGGGGG